GTGGTGCTGGCTCTCCCATTCACTAACCTCCGTTTGCGGGCACCGTCTCCGGCGCCGGGCTCGGCACGTACGGCGCGAGCGGGACTGCGGGCATCACGGGCACCGGCTGCGGGCTCGCCGCCTGCATCAGCTTCCAGGCGTCGATCTCCGCGGGCGTCGCGCCCAGCCGCTGCCACAGGATCTGCTGCGGCACGCCGATCGACTGCATCTTCGTCAGCGCGTCCGCGAGCTGGGCGATCGAGCGCGTCTCCGGGTCGGCCCACAGCACCTGGCCTTCCATGTTCGCCGCGCCCGGGTCGCCGACAAGCTGCAGCGCCAGCCGGACCACCGTCTCCCACGCTTCGCCGATGTGCAGCATCCTCCGGCGCACCTTGCACACCAGGCCCGCCTCGGCCGCCTTGATCGCGTCGGCGCTCAGGTTCACCATCTTGCCGTGCAGGTAGTACGGCGGCGTCTGGGTGATCGCGGCCATCGCCTCGATGTCCTGCTCCACCGCGGTCAGGTAGCCGATCAGCGGGTCGCCCGTGAACGCGCCGAACCGGCCGTCCGGGTTCTCGTTGGTCAGCAGCCGGTTAGCGCCGATATCCCACGGCTTCACCGCGATCTCGGTGGTGCCGGTGCTGCCGTCCGGGTTGGTGGTGGTGACGATCTGCCGGGCCAGCTTCACCCCGGTCGCCCAAATCTGCCGGAACGCCCCGAAGTCGCTGGCCACCAGCCGGTTGAAGATCGTCGTGTGGATGCGGTCCTGAATCGGGATCGCCGGGTCCAGCTCCGACCGCGGCACGCCCAGCGTCCGCGGCTGCGGCGTGATCTCGATCAGGCCCACCGCCCCCGCCGGGTTCGCCTCCACCACCGGGTCGCCCTGCGGGTTGTCCGCAGGCCACGTGGCGATCGTGTCCGGCAGCACCAGCACCTCGGTGACCTTGGCGCTCAGCGGGTCACGGAACCGCTTGAAGCCCGCCAGCCGCACCCGCCGGTTGCCCGGCTGGTACATCACCGTCGCCTGCAGCGGGCTTTCCGGCGTGATCGACACGCCCACCGAGTTGCTGTCGTCCGGCTGCACCAGCACGTAGCCGCGCCCGGTGACCAGCGCGTCCGTCTGCACCAGCTCGGCGTCGGCGTCCATCTGGTTCGCCTGCCAGATCGCCCACGCCCGGTCGGAGGAATCGCCCCACTGGAACGCCACCACCTGCAGCCGCTCGGCCACCGCGTTCGCCACCAGCGAGCACCAGTTGGCCTGGCTTTCGTCGAGGAACCGCCGGAACATCTGGCGTTCCTCGGTGTCGAGCAGCGCCAGGATCGCGGGCTCGCCGTCGTAGTAGGCCATGTACTGCAGCGCGGGCGCGATCTGCATGTCGAGCTGGCGGGAGCAGGCCGCCCGCATGTCGTCTAGGTACACGGTTCCTCACCTCCCCGTAGGCTAGGTACGTGCCTCGGTGGCCAGCAGATATGATCCCGCAGCCCCAGAGCGTTTACGTTGCAAAGCACACCGCGGTCTACAGGGCGCGCGGCAAAGCGTCAGCGCAGGAATGCGTATCGTGCGGCAGACCGGCCCATGAGTGGGCCACGATTCACACCGAGACCGGCGATGATCCGTGGGCTGACTACGTGCCACTCTGCCGACCATGCCACAAACGATACGACGGCATCGCTGGCAGCAGGCCCTGCCAGCCCGGCTGTCAGTGCGGCAGGCATCGCGGTTCCCGGTGCCGTCCCGGCTGTCGGTGCGCTCGGCATAGCTGGCGTCACCGGCCGCCCGTGCCCGGCGGTTGGTGGTCTACCAGCCCGCAGCGAGATATTCAGTAGATTTCTCCGATCGCCGCAGCGCCCGGTCGAGGCCCATCACCGAGGCCACCACGCCGTCGATCTTGTCGGCCGCCCGCGTCCGGTCCAGCTTGATGTTCCCGCTGCCGTCCATCCGGGTGACCGCGTTGCCCGCCTGCCAGCGCATGATGCCCAGGCCGCCGTGCCGGAACTGGCCCGCCGCCACCAGCCGCAGCATCTCGCTGGTGCTCGCCGCCATCGCCCGCGCCGACTGCGCCATCTGCACCATCGTCCAGCCGTCGTCGCTTAGCTCCACCGCGAGCTGCACCGCGTTCCACGGGTCGTAGCCCATCTCCCTGATCTGGTAGCTGTCCCGGTCCGCGTACAGCGCTTTCTTGATCGCGCCGTAGTCGGTCACCGGGCCGTCCGTCACGGTCAGCTCGCCCCGGGCGACCCACACGCTGCCCATGCCGCCGGTCCGGTTGGCCAGATCCTGCAGTCGCGGCGCCGGGCAGAAGTGCCGCCACAGCACGATGTAAGTGCCGTCCTCCTGCGGGAAGACCAGCGAGTACGCGGCCAGGTCTTGCGTCGTCGCCAGGTCCAGGCCGCCGAAGCACTCCTGGCCCAGCGTCAGCTCGGCCAGCTCAGCCGGGTCGTCGCCCGGCAGCACGCACGCATCCCACGCGGGCAGGCTGATCGCCAGGCCCATCGCCGACGCGGGCTGGTTCAGCCGGAACTGGCGGAACGACCGCTCGGCCGCCGGGTTGCGCAGCGCCAGCTTGCACTCGCTGTCCAGCACCCGCTCCTCCAAGAAGTCGCCCAGCGCCGGGTTGGCCTGCTTCCAGGTGGCGCGCTTGGTCCAGTCGGCCTGCGGGTCGGCCATGTAGATGACGCTCAGCCGTTCCGGGTCCAGCTCCGGGTCGTCGGCCACCCGCTCGCTCCAGGCCCGCTCGTTGGCCGCGAACCCCGCCGGGTCGTTCTCCGCGGTGGTCGCCATCATCAGCAGCGGCTGGGCTCGCGCGCCCAAGCCTGTCCGAAGGGCGTCATACAGTTGACGGTCGCGCTGGGTCAGCAGCTCGTCGATGTAGCCGCCGCTCGGGTTCTCGCCCAGGTTCGACTCCCACTCGCCGGACATGACCTGGTAGAAGCTGCCCGTCTGCTCGTCGATGATCCGCGCGCTGCCGTCGAACACCTCCAGCCGCTCGCGCAGCACGGGCGAGTTCTTCACCATCTTCGACGCGACCCGGTAGACCAGCCCGGCCTGCCCGGCGTGCCGCGCCATCCCGTAGATTTCCGCGCCTTCCTCGCCGTCCGCGATCAGCAGGTACAGCACCAGCCCGGCCAGCAGCTCGGTCTTGCCGTTCTTGCGCGCCATGCACATGTAGAGCAGCCGGTAGCGCCGCACGTAGCGGCCCCGCCGCTCGTCGTAGATCACCCGGCCGAACAGCGGCGCCAGCACCTCGTCGCGCTGCCACGCCGCCGGGATGAACGGGCGCCTGGCCCAGTCGCCCTTGGTGTGGGTCAGCACCTCGTTGAAGAAGGCCAGCACGTGCAGCGCCCGCGGCCTGCAGAAGTGGTCGCCGCGGCGGCGGCAGATCACCGCTCTCAGCCGGATGCCGCCGACGACCGGGGCGAACTGCCTGCCGCACACCGGGTCACGTGGCGGGGCCACCCGTCAGCAGCCTTTCTGCCAGGTCGCCGATCCGCTGGCCCACCCGCAGCCCCGACCGCGCGCTGGGCGTGAAGCCGAACTCGCGTGCCCACATCCGCATCATCGCCTCGGCGTCGCGCACCTGCGACCACACCGGGTTCTTCACCATCACCATGTCCTCGCCCTCGCCGCCGCGGCGGAACACGGGCGGCGTGCGGGCGGCCAGCAGCACCAGCTTCTGCCACCTGGCCCAGCATTCGCAGTACGCGGTCAGCGCGTCCACGTCGGCCGCGGTGACCACGCCCATCGCCACCAGGTGCGGCACCAGCTCGTCCCACTTCGCCGCCCCGGCCGCGGTCATCCACACCGGCTTCTCCAGCGGCAGGTCGGCCGGGACCGGCTCTTCCAGGTTGATCCGCTCCGGGTGAACGCCGCCGCGCAGAATCCGCAGCTTCGTCGGCATCGCCGCCGGTCCGCGTGCGCCCATCAGTGCCTCCCCGCCATCTGGCCGGTGCGCCGCTGGTGGCACGGCCCGCACCGGCTCTGCAGATTCCACAGCTCGTCCACACCCCCGGCCGACCTGGGGACAATGTGGTCAGCGTCGGTG